GTCTGAAAGACGGCAGGGTTGCTGTATATGTACAGATTACCCCACAGGTAAGCGGAACAGCCACAGTGCAGAGGGTGCAGCTTTACAACAAGAACAACAAATTGTGGGCTGACAAAGCGGTGAATATTCCGCTTAACAATGTACAAGAGGGCGTTTTGTACCGCTTTACTTTTGATTTTACAGAAAAGGAGGTGTAACAGATGTACGAACAGAAGTTATGGCAGGACCACGTAACAGAATTTGAAGACCGCTACACGGAAAGCAGAAATGATGATGGAACTATCACGCACACACCAGTTGAGGGGGAAATCATTCAGCAGGGCACACCGCAGAACGCAACCAACTTCAACCACATGGAAAACGGTATTTCCAATGCAACGGAAACGGCAGCACTTATGGCGCTTTCCACAATCCACCACCAGCAGGCAATAGCTGACTTGCAGGGAGAAACAGCAACGGTGACTTTGAAGAATACGCAGCAGTACCCGTTCAACAATTCCACGCAGTCAGTTGCGCTGAAGACTGAAAGAAACCACATGGACTACACCGTGGAAACAGAAATTGTGGACTACACGGGCGGTTTTCCGGGCGACATTGTTATTACAGACAAGTTGCTGAATGGTTTTAAAATGGCACACACCGGAAGCGCAAAAAGCGTGACCGTAAAAATTTATGTGAAAGGTGGGTTTTACTAATGGCAGCAGGTGTGATTATTAAGACAGAGGAACGCAGACAGCACGAAGAAGCCGTTATGCGTTCTTTTGGCGTGCAGGGCAGCGGGACGGCAGCGCAGAGAGAAGCAGCGGAAGTTATCGCAGCCAGAAGCAGCGAGGTAGTAAGAAACCAGAATGGAGGTAGAAAGTATTATGGCTACTAATAAAATCAATGTAGTTGAGAAGACACCGGGCACGCATATTGAATATGCACTGTCCGGCAGTAAAAAAATCACGTTTGGTGATGATGAATTAACAATCAACCTTGCCAGCCGTGAAAGAGATTTTGAAGTGTCACTGGACATTTGCATTGACGAAGAAGACGGCGTGGTGATTGGAACCGGAGGACGTGCGCAGAAGTACGCTGCGCAGATTGTTATTCCTGCCAGACGCTATGATGTTATCGAAGACGGAGAGGACGAAAACGGAGAACCGAAAGAAGTTCCAATGCCTATCCCGTTTGATATGTCACTTTGCACGCTTATTCTTTGGGGATTGGAGGTATAAAGAATTATGTCTAATTTTGATGATTTAGCCATGGCGGTTGCTTCCTTTGGGGGCAACAATGCAGTAAAGTTTGATGATTTGGGTATGCCGTCAATTATGGTGGGTATTCCAAAAATGAAGTATTCCGACATTATCACCGGAGGAACACAGGAAACATTGCCGTGGTGGATTGTGGACGGAGTAGAAAAAGAAGTTATCTGGGTATCAAAGTATATTAACGTGGTAGTCAATGACCGTGCATATTCACTGCCAATGAAAGACCCTAAAGCATACATTGACTTTGACACAGCACTTGCAGTGTGCCGCAGAAAGGGTGAGGGCTGGCACCTTAACCAGAACGGCGTTTTTGCCGCTATCAATCTTTGGTGCATGAAGAATGGATTTACACCACGGGGCAATACAAACTGGGATAGAAGCTATGAAAAAGCGTATGAAAAGGGCGTAAATACATACGTTGACGGTTCACATGGCGGCGGCAGAACTGCAACGGGTTCCGGTCCGGTAACATGGAACCATGATGGAAGCCCGGCTGGAATTGCTGACCTTTGCGGCAACTGCTGGGAGTGGGTATCTGGTATGCGCATTGTTGATGGTGAAATTCAGATTATCCCATACGGAAACGCTATGAAGTCTGACTGCAACATGGGCGCAAATAGTACAGAGTGGAAAGCAATTAAGCCGGACGGCACACTTGTTGCACCGGGAACGGTTGGCACTTTGAAGATTGACAGAACCAGTGCGAGTGACGCAACGCTGCGTATCAACACAAGTGTCACAACGCAGACAACAGACAGCAATGACACAAGCGTGACATTCAAAGACACAAAGGCAGTAAGCGGCGTAACCATTCCGCAAATTTTGATTGCGTCGGGCTTATATCCAGACGCAGGACAGACGACGCCGGGCAGATTTTGGGCAAGAAATAACGGCGAAAGACTGCCTGTCCGGGGTTCGAGTTTCTACTTCGCTTCCAACGGTGGCGCTGGTGCGCTGAACTTGAACAACGCCCGTTCTAACGTCAACAACAATGTGTCCTTGCGTTCCGCTTCACCCCATTTCTGCCAGCAGTCGTGCCCACAAGTGGACACGTCCAGTGCGCTTGGGTTAAAGGGGTTTATTTCCATTCCAAAGGCTGCCAGCCGGGAGCCGTAGGAAAAAGATTGAATAGCCGTAAAGATAGTTAGTAAGCCGCAGGGCTGAAAGTCAGAGCCGGGAAGACTGGCGCTGAATGTATATATCACGTTTGAGTTGCGGAAGAACCGCAATTTGATTTGTACGGCAGATTTTAACAACAGGAGGGAAAAGAAATTGCACAAAATCAAAAACATTTTCCCTATGATTTACGACTTTGAAAATCTTTTCAATGCGTACAAAGCCGGGATAAAGTGCAAACGGTACAGACCAGATGTAATGGCGTACACGGATAAGTTAGAAGAAAATCTGATTGAATTACAGAATGAATTTATCTGGCAGACATACACCGTGGGACGCTACAACATATTTTATGTTTATGAGCCGAAAAAGCGCATGATTATGTCACTCACTTTCAAAGACCGGGTGGCGCAGCACGCTATATATAGCCAGCTGAACCCGTATTTTGAAAAGCAGTTCATTTCTGACAGCTACGCTTGCAGAGTAGGCAGGGGAACACACAAAGCAGTCAACCGCCTGCATGATTGGTTGAAGCAGACTGACCGGAAGCCGCAGCGTTTCTATTATTTGAAACTGGATATTGCAAAGTATTTTTACAGAATAGACCATGAAGTATTGATGGACATTTTGCGGAAGAAGATTGCTGATGAAGATTTGTTGCACGTCTTGTCAGTAATAATAAACTGCGAAGACACAAACTTTGGTCTGCCGCTGGGTGCCGACATTGGCGACGTGGCGTTTGATGAATTGCTGGGAGAAGTTGGGCTGCCTATTGGCAATCTGACTTCACAAATGTTTGCGAATTTGTATTTGAACGAACTTGACCAGTTCTGCAAACACAAACTGCACCTGCATTATTACATACGCTATATGGACGACATTATAATTTTACACCCAGACAAAAAGTATCTGGAAAAGATAAAGAATAAGATTGCGGACTTTCTGGGAAACAAGCTGCATTTACAGCTTAACAAGAAAACCTGCATAAGACCAACCAGCATGGGTATTGAGTTTGTGGGCTTCCGTATTTGGTCAACGCACATAAAATTGCGCAAGAAGACGGCAAAGAAGCTGAAACGACGCTTGAAATATATGTTTGCGGCATATCACGCAGGAGAGATTGACAAAGATACACTGGATAGGTCCGTTGCTTCATACCGGGGCATATTACAGCATTTTAACAGCTACGGTATGCGCCAGAGCCTAAACGAACTGTACTTGCAGGAAATGGGCAAGCCATATCCAGAACCGGAGAAGAAACCAGCCAGCAAATGCGGTCTATTCTGCGGATATTACGGCAGCGCTGATGATTATATCAAGCAGCCAGAAGAAAAGGAGGTGACGGACAGTGGAAGCAATACAGACGCTTAACCCAGCGGACGTCTGGGAAGTGGTACAGAAAGTCATTGTGTGGCTTGCGGGAATTGGGATTGTTATTGACCTAACACCGGGAATTAAAGTACAGCCCGTGCGTTGGTTGATTAAACAGCTGGGAAATCTTATGAACCACGACATGAAAGAACAACTGGACCAGCTGCAAAAAGACTTTACAGACCACAAGGTTGACAGCTGGCGTATGGAAATTCTGGAATTTCAAAGCAGTTGCATAAATCACAGACGCCATACAAAAGAAGAGTTCGACCATATCATTGACATACTGGCAAAGTATGACAAGTACATCAAAGACCGCAAGTTGACAAACGGGCAAGTTGATGTTGCGCACGAATACATAACGGAAATATACAAAGAGTGTATGCGCACAAATGATTTTGCTTTGTCAAAGCCGGAAGAACCATAGGAGGTACAAAACAGCAACATGAAAAGTTTAATATTTTTTATCATTGGATTTGCACTGGCATTAGCAGTGCTTTTTTTATGGAATTTGCAGTATTTCAGACAGCGCAGAAAGAAGAGAAAAGAAGAGTTGCAGGAACACCCGGAGCGAAAGACCAGCGCAACAAAAATCATTATCTTTTCAATTCTGGCGACTTACTACATAGCATTTGCCGTGGGCGTGTGGGTAGTGGTCACAAAGGATTTTTACCAGTTATCAGTCCTTTTGACATTCGTTGGCGGGGTAACTGCTGCCGCAGTAGCGTTCTACCGCTGGAAAGCAAAGGCAGAAAACCTGCTGAAAATCAAAGCCGCATACCCAGAGTTATCCGGCACGCTGTCTGACTTTTCAAGCATGACGCAGTAGCGACGGGGAGGTATAAGA